ATGCGTCGCCCTCATTGACCAGATCATCGAGGAGCGCCACCGGGTGGGCATGACCCAGGCCCAACTTGCAAAGGCCTGCGGCCTCACACAGTCTGTTGTGGCCCGCATTGAGAGTAAGCGTGCCCGCCCTCAGATTGACACCTTATACAAAATACTGGCCGCCCTCGGTTGTACTCTGCAAGTCGTCCACACCTGATCCCCGCAAACAAAAAAGCCCGGAAGGCTGGATCACACTCCATGCCGTCCGGGCTTGTCTTACGCATTGGTATCTGCTTTGCCGCCGTCGCCCTTGTCCCGCATGGCTTCCAGAGCGTTCCGGATGAAGGCCGGGTACTTCACACCCATCAGTGCGGTATTCTCCAGTATGGACAGCCCCTCGTTGCCGATGAAGAACAGGCAAACGGCAGTGCGGATGTAGGCGGCCCCTGTCAGGCGATCAAGCATGGCGGCCACCCACACCAGCATCAGGATCGTGCACTTACGGACGAGTCCCTTAAAACCAGCCCGGCTCTCCAATGCCCCGGTCTCGCTTTTGCCGGAGCGCTTGAACACCCCGGCCACGATCAGGCCGGTCACGTAGTCCGCCGCCATCAGCCCAATGAGCACCTGCAAGGCGGCATCCCACCCTCCCAAAGCATTTGCAACAAACGTCCCGAGCGCAGCTAAGGCAGCCAGCACGGCGTTTTTGATGTGCACAACGTTCTCCATCATGTGCCCTCCTCACGCGTCGATGTTGTTTTTCATGAATACTGTCCTTTCAGTTGACAAAAACATATGTTTCTAGAAAAATAGGCGCGTACTTTTTTGTCACCTTTGCAGCAGCCCCAGCCGATCCAGCACCACGGCGGCCTGCTCCCTTGTCAGCGCACCGCCGGGGCGCGTGCCGTCGAATACACCGGCCTGTGCGGCCTTTTCCCATGCGTTGGATGCCCATGTACTCACAGTCTGAATAGAACGCGCCACGGCCTCGTCCCGGTCTGCCAGGGCCTTTTCCACGGACTGTTCGACCAGGGCCTGTACTTCATTTATGGTCATATTGATTTCCTCCCGGTACAGCGGCATAGCGGGCGGGTACCGCCCGGCCAGGATCATGCTGCCGGTGTATTTCCCGCCGCCGCTCCACTGCAGATGCGGGCGGTCGGGAAAGGACTTCCATCGCCCACCCCATTCGAAGCCGACCCGCTCCCCAAGCTCCCCGGCCCGCTGGAAAAACGCCGGGTCGGAGTATTCCTGCCCCTTGACGTTCTTACAGAAATCAAAGGCCAGCCCCACGCCCTGGGCGTGGAAGGTAGGCACGCGCCCCTTGCTGGTCCCGTTCCGGTAGCAGTACTCCTGGTACGCCCGGTCCCGGACCGTGCCGGTGATGCAGACCGAAAGGCCCGCATCCCGGCACAGCTGCATCCAGACCCGGCAATTGGCCGCTACGTCCGAGCGCAGGTCGTTGATGTCCCGGCTGTTAAGCATCGCTCTTGCCGGGCTTGTCCCCGCTGATGGGGCCGGGGTCGCTCGCGCCCTCCATCAGCTTGACCATGGCGTCGTAGTCCTTGGCACGCCACAGGCCGGTCAGGGCCTTGTAGTTGCCCCGCATGGTGCGCAGCCACGCGTTGAGGCCGTCGTTGACCGCCTTGCGCCCGGCCTCATCCATAGCGGCATACGCCTTGCCGATGCGGGGCCAGTCCACCTGATGGGCGATGGGCAGGTCACCCATGGTATTGGCCTCACGGCCCTCGCGGATGTTCTGCATGAGCATGTCGGCGGCGACGCCGATGTCACGATCGTTCTTTTCGCCAACGGCGAAAACGGCGGGAGTCAAGGGGTTGAAGTTGATGGTATTTTTCATGTCAAAGTCCTCCTCTTAAATCGTTGCGGCGTCGGCCTCATAGGCCTCGCCAATGTACTGCTGGTACTCTTCCGGGGTGATGATGCCCTCGGCCACGTCGGACCGGGCCAGGGTGCGCACGTCCTCTTTCACTGGATCCAGGACGCTTTCAAAGGTCCTGGATCCCCGCTTGATGGATCTCCAGTAACTGTGTGCGATTGCTTTGACTGCCATGATGATCAGCCTCCCAACATTTCATATATTTCCAGCAACGCCTCATCCTGTGATGCGTTAATGGTCTCCTGTTCCGCCTGTGCCTCATAGAGGGTGATGGCGGTCTCATCGGTCTGTGCCAGAGCCTCTTCCAGCGCGGAAACGCGCTCATCGGCGGTCGGCTCCGGGTCAGGCTCCGGTACCACAGGCACCTCCTTGGCCGTGATGCCCACCAGAGTCCCGTCCTGGATATCCAGGTCGCAATACCCGCAGCAGGCCCACACGGCGGCCTCCAAATGGGCCGGTACGGCGATGTACCCGTCCAGCCAGCACTCCCTGCGCCCGCTCTGAGACTGGAGGGCATGCCCCCCGTCCGCGCGGGCATTGATCTCAATGATTGTCAGCATGTGATTCCCTCCTTACAAAAGTGCAGCATACCAGTAGGTGACCCCTGATTTTGAAAATGCCGTTGCGGCAGAAGTATTTCCACTCACCGTAAAACCAGTGTCTACAATCGCAATAGTTGATAATGGACTGTAGTTGGAAATAACCATGGTAGCCTTGTAATAGACCCCGGCACTATTGTAACCGTCCCCTCCAAGGAGCACGGCTTTGGGACGTTTCCCGAGCAAAATAGTCTGTGCTGCTCCCGTTCCGGTGTACGTTCCAGTAACAATTTTCGGGATAATAGCTGTGTTTTCTTCGCCCGCATACTCGTAATAGTATCCGTCCTGCTCGCCTGCATCGGGATAAGCGTTCCGGCTCTCACTGTACACATATCCCGATGACTGCCGGACAACGCTGACTGTATAAGCCGGAGTAAAATATTGGGTGTAGGTCTTATCGGTCGAGTTGTAGGTGCATACAATCGATGGATTTGGGTCTATGTAGAATACGGATGCAGTGGCGGAACTGTCGTGCGAAACATACTTTCCGGCCAACAAAGAAATGTATGTTGCTCTGGATTCCTCTATTTGCTGGCCTGTGTATGTAAGCGCAGTCGGATTTACAAGCATGACTTTGTGGTCAGCGGTTACAGTAACTTCGTTTGCGTAGTATATGGTGTGTGAGTAAGGGAGCTTACCGGCATTAACCGTGACAAATCTGGTGCTGGTTCCCGCCTGACTGAGTTGATATTGAGACTTCGCCCACTTGTACTGCGTCTCAGCCGTCTTGTTGAGCTGGTTGTTGATGTCCGAAATCGCTTCCGCTACATTTTCCCACGGCAGGCATGGGATCTGGCTGGCCTGCACCTGATGGGGATTATCCAGATCGGCGGTGTGCCCGGCCAGCAGATTCTGCACCGCCGCCGCGGCCCCGGCGGTATCCGCGCCCGCCTGTGCCGCCGTTACAGCGTGGGGATTATCCGTCCTTGCCGCATGCTCTGCAGCAGCGCCCTCTCCATGCAGCAGACCTCTCATCTCATCACCTCCACCAGGATGGGGACGTCCACCGTGGGCGCTGCGCTCTGCTTGCAGTAAGCCGTCAACGTACCCTCGGCGCTGTCCACATACGGCTCCAGCGTGTTGTAGGCCGCCCGCTGGCGCCCGGCCAGCTCTGCGTCCGTCGTGCTGCAGGCCGGATACACGTGAGTCACGTCCGTGGCCTTGATGCCGGCCACCGCCACGGTCTGGCTCCAGGCTCCGGTACTTCCGGCCCATCCTGCCGTGGTCAGCACAGGCCAGGCACGCAGCAGCGTGCTCATCTCCGGCAGCTGCCCCGGCAGGATCAGGCCGTCCTCGCCCAGCCCCGCCTTCCCCTCCTCCAGGCCGTGCAGAGCCGCGTCGATGCGGTCTGCATTGTCGTTAAAGTCGCTCACGTTATAATAGTCAGACGCAGCCGGCTTTTTCAGGTTGTAGTAGTCCGTTTGGGTCATGTCATACTCCCTCCCCGCAAGGTGTCGTGGGTAAATGCGGCCAGCCCTCCGTGCGTGTAGGGCGTCAGCATGGCGTGGGTACGGTACAGGATGATGTAGTCGTAATCCAGGTGGGCAGGCTTGATCTCCTCGATGGCGGCAGACAGATCGTCCATGTTGGGCGGTATCCCGATGGTCCCGGTAAATTTCACGTCAAAGCGGTACTCCTCCGCGTGCTCGATCACGTCCACAGCCCCGTTCGAAAAGCTCTCCGCAACGCGCTGGATCATGGCCACCGTGGTGGTCCCCTGCCCACGCAGCTTGGACAGGATACGGGTACGCCGCCACTCATGCGGCCTGCTCACGTCGGTCTCCAGGCCCAGGGCCCGCTCCCAGGCCTCCAGCCCCCAGGTGGCCGTCGCCACGTTGAGTTGTGCCAGCAGGCCGTCCCAGGCCGCCCGGACCGCCGCGGCCTCCGGGTCCAGCGCCCCCTGAAGGGCAATGACCTCGGCGCTCCGGTCGTAATACCGGGGCAGGTAATCCATCAGTTTCACGTCACACTCACCTCGCCCAGGACCGGGACCTGCTCGGCGCCGATGGACACGTTGCCCGTCCCGCCGTTGACGCTCAGGCTGGTATAATCCACCACGCCGTCAATGTCCAGCAGGAAAAAGGCGACCCGGTTGTAGAGCAGTGTGTAGCCGCGGAAGGCCAGCTCCCGGATATACTCCCCCAACCGTTCGGCAAAGGCGCTCTCCACGGCCGGCGCCGTCGTAGTGCCGTCCAGTGTCACGGAGGCGGATACCTCGATGCTCAGGCCCGCGGCGCTGGACACGGTCACCGTCGCCCCGATGGGCCGCTGCGCGTCGATGTAGGCGGCGCAGGCCGTCACGATCTCGCTGGAGACCGGCTCCTTGTCCGGACCTACGATCAGCACCTTCACGGTACCCGGCCCGTTCCAGAGCGGCGTGACCTTGGCGTCTCCCACACCGTTGACCTCCTTGGCCCACCGCTCATAGTGATATGTGTTGCCGCTGGTGGCGGGCTTTTGCAGATGCTCGTACAGACGCGCGCACAGTGCTGCGTCGGTCTCCTCGTCGGTGCCGCCCTCGGCGTCGGCGTTGCTCCAGCTTTCCAGGCCGGAGATGGTGTTCACCATCTGTGTAAGCTCCCCTGCCCGGATGTTGTAGGCCCGCCCTACGGCGTCGGCCTCCACGCTGCCCGGATCTGCGCCGCCGGTCAGCGTCACCGGCTCCATCAGGCCAAACGCCAGGCCGTCCCCCGTCAGGAAGGCCGTCCCTGCCGGGATCACCGTCCCCGCCCGGCCGGTCAGCGTCAGGGCGGCCCTGGCCCGCGTCCCCGCCTTGCGGACAATGCCGTACTCGGCGCACCGAAGGTCGATATATCCCCCGCTGCTCTCATCCACATAGGCGATTGGGATCAGCGCGTTCATGGCCTGATAGCACTTCCACAGCTCCAGCGCAACGGGGCTTACCATGTCGGACAAAAAGCCGCCCTCGCGCTGCTCCATGGTGCTGCCCACCCGGCTCAAGATCCCGCTTTTGATGCTTTCCGGGGTAATGTCCTCAAACATGGGCCTCAAGCGCCCCCTTTCCATAAATGCTCGTCAGAGCGCAGGATATCTCCAGCAGGCCGTCCAAAAACGTTACGGAGATATCGTCCACGCTGCGGATATAGGGATTGATCAGCAGGGCCTCCCGCACATAGCGGATGGCCTCCGCGCGCTTCAGCTCCCCTGTGTAGGGCTGCCCGATCAGGCTCTCCAGTTCGCTGCCGTAAGCCCAGGTATAGATCTCATAGCGGAACCGCTCCGTGTGAAGGGCTTTCCAGGCCCATACCAGTACCGCGTCCAGGCCCTGCACCTCTACCGGCTCCCCGCGCAGAAAACGCGGCTGGTTAGCCGCATAGTCCCAGCCGATCTCCACGCACAGGGGCAGCTCCCGGCCGCCCTCCCAGGCCTGCGGCTGGATCATTGGGAACAGCTGTGTGCTCATGGCGTCACCACCCTGCAAATCGCAATGTACCGCTGCCGCCCTTCGATGGGCAGCAGCAACAGCAGATCGCCTGCCTTGTAGTCCGGCTTGCGCCGGATCAGCCTGCATTCGTCCACTGCTCCGCCGGTCACGGTCATGGCGCTGTGGCTGGAGTAGGAGCAGGCTGTCTGGATGCTCAGGTCCCCCTTGGGGTCCCTGATTTCAGCCGGTATCTCATAATCCTTTTTCAGCGCGGCGTTCAGCAGCAGCCGTTCCGGCCCAAGCGTATTACCCTCGGCCAGGACCCGCAGCGGCTCCGGCGAGAGCACCTTTCCCAGGACCAGCGCGTCGGCCGGCGCTCCGCCCGCCAGCGCGTCTACCAGCATCACATACGGGTTTGCTTCCATGTTCCCTCCTGCTCAGGCGTCCAACAGCTTTCCCGCCTCCTGCTCGTCCATCAGGTTGCGGAAGTTCAGCGTCAGCTTACACTGATAGAGCCCGTTTTTCCATGTATGTGTGTCCGCATCGATCCAAAACAGGCCGTAAACGCCGGTATAGGGCTCCCGAACCACCACGCACTCTCCGGCGATCAGGGCCGGATTGCCCAGGCAGGACACCGTGACCGTCTGGCTGACCGCGCCGTCCTCCAGCAGCCGCCGGGCCTGTTTGGCCGTATCCTGTCCCTCAGCCTGCTGAAGGTATGCCTGCATCAGCCCGTAGAGGCCCACGGCCTCCCCGTCCTTCTGTTCGGATACCCTGGCGCCGTTTTTGTCGTAGATGGCCACCTGATTGACCATATTTTCCACGCTCTCCGAGACCGATGCGCTGATCAGGTTGCTGCCCGGACGGAGCACCAGGGTGCGCTCTCCCTGTTTTTTTTCGACGACTTCCAGCGCGGCGCCCCGGAAGCGGATCTGATACCGCCCCCCGGTCTGCTCCGCCGCCAGGGTATAGCCGGTTTGGATGATCTTGTACAGGCTCACCCCGGGGAAATTGCGGGAGACCGGCACTCCCGTGGATGCCAGCGCGCCCACGGAGATCCCGAAGTCCCCGCAGACCCGCCTGGTAATGGATTCCGGCGTCTGATTGGTGAACAGGTAGGCGGCCTCGTTGCGCTTGAGATAGATTCCCCGGTCAAAACAGCCCAGGCCGATCCCGCCGCCGCCGGTGTCCTTATCACGTGAAAACACGAAGCCGTCGAATAAAAGCTCCCCGTTTCGGAACAGCTGCGCCCCGTCCCCCAATGAACAGGGGATCACCGGCAGGCGCTTGTCCACCGGGGAGGCCGTCAGGGACACATCCAGCGTCCTCCCCACCTGCTTCCCGTTGCCCGCCCAGGTGCATGACTGCATCAGCGCCGTTGCGTCCTGCGTCCCCGCGCCGGTCGTGAGCAGCAGCTTCAGCGTATCATCCTTCAAGACGGTTCAGCGCCTCCTGCGCAAGGTTTTTGACCGCGGGCCCGGCCTGGAACTTAAATTGTCCCACCGTCTGGTCAAACGTCACCGCAGTCGCCTCCGCCGCCTTCTGGGACAGCGGCTTCTGCTCCGCAGCCCGGGCGGCGGGCAGCTTGTCCGCGTCCGGCAGCTTCAGCACCTGGCCCGGGTAGATCCGGTTCGGGTTGCAGATACCATTGGCGGCGGCCAGTTTTCCGTACAGGGATGCGTCGCCGTAGAATCTCCGGGCAATACCTGACAGCGTATCCCCGGCCTGCACCGTGTAGGCCGTCTGTTTTTCCGGCTGGGTCTCCACAGCTCTGGCCTGGTTCCCGGTGGCTTTCTGCTCCACGGTCTCCGCCGACAGCGTCCGGTACCCGCGCAGGGGGATCGTGCAGTAGATATCGTTGGTACCGTCCTGCTCCCGGTACCGGATGGGGTCCAGGATCACAGCGGCGTTGACCGGCGTGTCCGAGACGATGAAGCGCAGTACGGTCCCCGCGTCGCTCCACTTTTCCAGCCGCTCCAGATAGACAAACGGGTTCGTGCCGGCGCCCGGCTGATTAAATGGGTAGGCATGGGCGGGCAGCAGGCACTCCAGTTCTACATCCAGGAGCACGGCGCTTCCCGGCAGATTCACATCGCCCGCCTCGTGCATGGTCAGCGGGTTGGCCTTCCGCCCGTGCTCCACGTCATAGCTGGAGGGCGTGACCGGGAGCACCAGCTCCTCCCCTGTTTCCGTATCCTTGAAAATGAATTTCCGCAGCATGGGCGTCTCTCCCTTCCTGTCGCGCGATCCGCTATGGCTCTGCCAGCAGCGCCGCCCGGCGCACCTCGTTGGCGAATTTTCGGGCCAGCTTGTCCAGGTCGGCTTCCTCCCGTACCGTAACAGGTCCGTTCAGGTTCAGGTTCACGCTGCCCGCGCCCGCATCCGCCGCCCGCGCCTGGGCGGCGGTCTGCACCCGTTCGCCCTCGTGCAGCAGCGCGGGGAAATCGTCGTAGGGCACCCGGTCCAGCCCGTAGGCATACCGGTGATAGTTGCTGGCGCCGCCGCCGGTCCGCCGTTCGCCCCGCGTGACGGATGCGTTCCCCGCAAGTGCCGCCGCAAGGCCTCTGGTGTACCATTGGCCGCGCTCATAGCCTGCGTCCCAGTAATCAGAGTTCATGCCCGCATCGCTGCGGATTCCTTCCACAAGCGTCATCTCCGCTGCCAGGGCCTCCTGGGCTCCCTCGCTGGCGTTGTACTCGTCCATCCCCCTGACCTTGGCCTGCATCAGGATACGGCCCATCTCGGCCGCATCGTCCTCCGCCTTGGCCCGCTGGTAGTCCTCGCCCTCCATGGCGGCGTTCACCGCTTCGCGGATATAGCGCTCCTTTTCGTTTTCCAGCTGTGCCTGCCATGCTCCGATGGCCCGGTTCGCCTCGTCCTGGGCTCCGGCCGCCAGCCACTCCGTCTGGGCCTGGATGCCCTTCTTGCGCGTCTCGTTATAGCCGATGCCGTAGGCTTCTTCGGCGTTGGCCTCGGCGTCCTCCAGGTTGCCCATCATCCCTTCATAGGTGCTGGCCATGCGCTCGGACAGGCCTCCGTACTGCTCCTGCATGTAGGTCAGCAGCGCTTCCACCGCATCGGACCCGCGGATCGCTCCGGACGACACCTTTCCCGCGACCGTGGCCGCGTCGCCCCACTGCGAAAGGGCCTCGTATACGTCGATCCCACGCTCTGAAAAATAATTGAGGTACTCCTGCGTGGTTTTGTCCGTGAGCTGCATGCGGGACAGCCCGGCGATCAGCACCCCATTGTCGCTGGAATCCAGAGACAGCGCTGCGGAGGTATCCGAAAGGGTCTTGAGCATATCCAGCGTCCGGTCCGCCCCGAAGGGTTTTACCATGCTTTTTGCGTAGCTGGTGATCTCGTCATAGGTGTAGTTGGTGGCGGCCGCCATGGCTTTCACCTCGTCCAGAAAGGCCCCGGCCGACGCATCGCCTCCCAGCAGGGTGGCAAAGGCCAGCTGTTTCTGCTCCCGGCTGCCGGCAATGCCGGAGCCGGACGTGATCGCCTCATCCCGCGCGGAGATCTGCGCCTCAGCCGCATCCTGCACATAGCTTTTAAAGGCGTCGTCCCTGGCCGCGAAGATCTCACTCCCGCCCGATATGGCCCCCGAAAGCCCGCCGACCAGTGCGCCGATTGCGATTCCGGGCAGGCCGAGCGCCGCTCCCATCATGCCCCCGGATACGGCTCCTGACAAAACGGAGGACGCGAAGCGTGCTTCCGGCTCCCCGATCGCGCTGCTGAGAAAGCTGCCGCCCGCCTGAGCGATCGCATCTCCTACCTGCCGGCTGAGCCCGGCCGACAGAAGGCCCTTCAGCAATCCGGATGCGCCGCTCCCCTCGCTTCCGCCGGAATTTCCGGTCTTCCGCAGCTCGTCCCGGTAGCTCATCAGGGATTTGCGGCTGCTGTTCATGGCGCTTTCCGTATCCTTTAGTCTGGCTTTATACTCCTCCTGCTCCTTGATGGCCTCGTCCAGGATGCCCTTGTGGAGCTCATCACCGAATTTTTTGTACGCGGTCCTGGCCTCCGAGACCTTCTTATTGCTGGCCTCCAGTGCGGATTTCCACCTGGATGCGTCCGCCGTCAGGGCCTTCTGTTCCTTTTCGTAGGCCGCGCAGGTCTGTTCCAGCGCCTGCATGGCTTTGTCAAAGGCTTTTGTATTATTGCCCATGGCCTTCATGGTCGGTGACATTTTGTCGTACAGCGTCATGACGATGCCGACTTCCTCCGCCATAGGATCACCTCCGCTTGACATCCGCCGGATCTGCGATATACTGGAAATAAAAAAGGGGGGCGTGCTTATGTTTTGGGTGAGGTTCCGCAGCGGGGCATATGGGTTTCGCGGTTTTCTATGGCTCTGCCTCGGGATGTCCGGTCTGTTCACGGTTTCAATCGGCCCGCTCCTGGCCTGTTCCGGCTATCCCGGCCTGAGCGTCCTGTTCCTCCTTGTGACCCTTGCCCTGCTGCCGCTTTGCATTTGGGTCTCCGGCGATCCGCATAAAGGCGAGCCGCCGCAATGATCCGCCGCCCCGTCCGGGGCGGCTTCAAGCGGTCGAAAACCCCTCTGGAGAAGAGCCTCGCCGAGTTCCGTCGTCCGCAGACGACGGAAGAAAAGGAATCTCCGTCATTTCCGGCGACATGTGCGTCGGAAATGACACCTCTCATGACGGACAGGGCGACTTTTCTGCAAGAATCGAGCCCTGTCCGTCATGCATCCCCCTGTCGAAAAAGGCCCTTGCCCTTTTTCGACAGGCTGCCGCCGCCCCGGCCGGGGCGGCTTTTTTAACGCCGTCCCGGCCTGTGATCGATTTCATAGGACGCCAGCGCCGCCACCAGATCCCGGAAGCCGGGCGGCTTCAGATAGAACTCGTCCGGCTTCCAGCCCTTGGTGTGAAACAGGTAATACACCAGTCCCAGCTCCGGGTCGCTGCCGTCCTCTATTCGTTTTTTATTTCTTCGATGGTATCCCGGCGATAGCCGCACAGCCGTTCTACCGCCCGGCTGATGTCCTCGATCTCTCCGGCCAGCAGCATGGCCTTCACGGTCTCCGCCGGGGTGGCTCCGCCGAACCGCTCCGCCAGCCGCCGGTCCTTAAAGTCCGGTTCCACCACTCCGGCCAGAAGGATATGCACGTTCAGGTCGGTGCTGTTGGTCTCCTTCAGTTCGCTGACCCGCCCATACGGCAGGCCCCGCAGGGTAAAGATCACATCCTCCCCGCAGGCCTCGCTCAGGCGCTTGATCCGATACTTTCGCGTGGGCAGCTGCTTCTGGACGTTCGGTACCTCCGGCCGCAGCAGCAGCTCCAGAAGTTCGCTCATAAGCTTCTCCTTTCCGGGACGCAGGACGCCCCCGCTCTGTCGTGCTTGACAAAGCGGGGGCGTCTGATATAATAACCATACAGGGGCGCTGCGACAAGCGGTCAGCCCAAGTTCAGCTTAACAGGAAAGCCCTGAGAAACCGTCACTTGGCAGAGTGGCGGTTTCTGCTTTTCACAATAATCGTAACCGTGAAGGCCCCGATATGTAATGTGATCCGCATGGCCTCACCCCCTTCCGGAGGTCGTGGCCAACCGCCTGTCCGTTTGTGCAGCGCCAGTGTCATCATACCCGATGCGCCGCGTTTTGTCAAACCATGCCTTCCGTCGCTCCCATCGCGGGGAGCGTGGATGGAAATTCAGGTTCCGATCATATCCAGGAACTCGTAATCGGTAAAGGTGAAGGGAGACTCGACCTTGCCCGGGCTTTTGGCCTCCCAGTCCGCCAGCGTGAGGTCGTTAAACGAAACGTTCTTCAGCACTACCCGCTCAGCTCCATAGGCGTCCGGATCGTTGAGCTTGGAGATGACCGTAAAGCGGATATCCCGCCCGTTGCGGATATACTGCCCGATCACCTGCGCCATGCGGGAGTTGACCTTGTGCATCCGCAGGGAGCCCGTGCAGTCGATGCCGGTCACCTTTTTGTCGCTGGCCATCTGCCCGCACAGTGCGATATCCTCTTTGTTGAAACCGACCTTGGCCTGAAGGCCGTAACACTCGCTCACCTTGTCGCTGTCCAGCCACACCTCGCCCCAGGTGCCGGAAATAACCCGCTTTGCAGAATCCATGCCGTGCCCTCCTTAAATGACGACCTTCAGGTCGATGTCCTCGATGGCGTCCAGTATCTTGACCGCGGCGGCCAGAAAGACCCTTTCCGCCGTATTGGCCTGCTTGATCTCCTGCTCCGTCATGGCCGATGTGTCTGTCCCCACGCTCTGGAGATACGCCTCCTGGGCCTCCAGGTCGATGCCCGTGCGGGAGGCGTCCGCCTGCAGGATGCCTCCGAGCTCCAGGGTCCGGAAATACCCGCTGATGGCCGTGATGAGCAGGCACTTATTGTCGTAGCTGTTGGCGTACTTGCCGATATAGCTGTCCTGGGCCGTCATGCGGATATCCGCCTGCATCATATCCATGGCTTCTACCAGTTTGATCTTCCGGTAGGCCGCTCCCTTGTCCTGGGTGGTGGTCTGGAGGCTGTTCACGCCCCGGCCGACTTTGATCTTCGCGCCATCGTGGAACAGGATAAATTCGCCGCCGTCGATGGCCTCGTCCATCTCCGCTTCCGTCAGCCTGGTCACGTCGGACACCTCCGGCAGTGTGGCGTAAGTACAGCTGATGGTGATCGGAGTTCCCGCGATCAGCCCGGCGATCCGGGAACAATACTGACCGGCGGTAAAGGTCGTGGCGCCTGCCACGATCCCGCCGGTTGTGAAGTTGATGACAGCCTCGCTGTCTGCGGCCGTATTGGGCAGAACCGCCTTACAGACGGCGTGGTCGTTGAGCCTGCGGCTTTTGATCCATGCCACGACTGCGGTACACTGCTCCTCGGTGATATCGGGCGGCCCCGCCAGATAATCGAATACCTGGGTGGCCAGATAATCCAGCGCATCGGTCAGCGCCTCCGCCGCAGCGGGCAGTACATAGACGATGACCTTTCTGGGCGGATTGACATAGCCCAGGAACGCGCGCTGAAGATAGGCCTGATTGGCTGCTCCAAGCGTTGTCGGGATCTGTGTCGCGTTGGTCAGGATATGCGCCCCGTTTCCTTTGCTGTCCTTGATAATCAGCGCCACTATGCCCTTCTCGCTGCGCTGGATCGCTGTAATGGCCGTGTTCTGGAACGAAATATTGATATTAGGCAGTCCCATCTGCAATACCTCCTGTCAAATTTAGGCTGACCGCGCCCATCGGCGGCCACGTTTCGCCGCCGGGCCGGTCATCCTGGTAGCTCAGCGTGACCGTTATCTCGGCGTAGTCGTAGTGGTACTCGCCTTTGTTGCCCGCCACGTGCAGCGCGCGGTCCCCGACGCGCAGATAAGCGGCCGCAAACAGCTCCTGTACCAGCATCATCGTACCGGCCAATGCCGCGACATGGGTGTTATGGTAGCGGTCCACCGTCTCAAACGCGGTCACCACCAGCTGCGTTTTCACGTCCAGCGTATCGCAGCTTGCGTCCGCCATCTCCACACTCCCCAGGCTGACCAGGAAGGACGGCCGTTCAAAGCCCTCCGGAACCAGATCCCGGTACACCCTGCGTCCCGGGAAACGCTCGCCCAGCCGCTCCTCCAGTGCGGCCAATATCGTGTTGGGGTTAAGCATACGCGCCTCCTAGTAGTCGATTTCATCCGCGAGGCGGCTCAGCACCTTGTCCGCTGCCCGCCGTGCGTGTTCCCATGCCTTCAGCTTGGTCCAGCTGTAGAATAGATGGCCCTTTACATAGGCCCCGCGCCCGCTGACCCCGGCCCCTACGATCCGGGCCCGATACCGCTTGTCCTTCCCCGAAGGCCTGCGTGCGCCATGGCCCCGTTCCAGCCATCGGGTCACCATGCGCCCGGAAACGGTTTTCCCCTTCCAGGTCTTGCGTTTCCCGAACCGGTCATGAAACGGCATGGCCTCCGCCCGGATCGCCGCATATCCGCCTTTGCTGCCCAGCGCCAGGCGCTGGCTGTTCCGTACATGGCAGAATAGGTCGTCCACGCCCTGGGAGAGGATATTGGCGTCCAGATCCCGCCGGACCGCCGCGCCCATCTCGGCAACTGCGGCCTGACGGGCCGCAGGAAACACGTCGAACAGAGCATCCCAGTGCCGCCGGAACTGATCCAGCTCTTTGGTATCCACCCACGTCTTCACTACAGGTCCCTCTTCCGCACGATCTCATATTCGTTTTTGAACGGGTCCAGCGTATGGGCGGTCAGCACTTCATAGGGCTCTGCCGCCACATCCACCAACCCGCCCGGCGTCAGTTCGATGGCTTTCGGCGTCACCAGCACGTAGCAAAGCGTATTGACGGACATGGGTTCGTCTCGCTCATGCCGCAGATACTTTTCCGTCAGCACGCCCGGAAAGACCGGTCCATCCGTGCCCCGGTGGACGTTTCCCTGGCACTCAACCAGTTCGACCAACGCAGCCTTCCCGCTCATCCAGCCCCGTTTTCCGTCGGTCAGACTGGTCAGGAACAGGTGCCGCCCCCGCCACCGCAGGGCATTGTGGAGCGTGATGGGCTGCCTGCGCAGCACCAGGCTGGCGTCTCTGGCCCCAATGCCCACCTGCGAAAACAGGTTGGTCCTCTCCCCCAGTTCCACGCCCGCGCTGGTGGTACGCTGCACCTCCCAGCTCCATACGTGGTCCGTTTGGACAATCCGGAGCACCTCGACCCGCTCCCGCAGCTCCGCCGCGCGCTGGTGCATCGCCATCTCCTACCCTCCCGCGGAGCCGGCGTCCGATCGGGACGCCGGCTCAGAGAATTTCAGCTGATTCAGCCGTCGCCGGAACATGGGGTTCTCGGTCAGGAGCGTCCCGCCGACGGACAGCTCCGGCAGATCCAGCGAATCCAGCACCAGGGCGTTGACACACAGGTCGTAGGACTCCCGGCGCAGACTGCCCTCCTCGGGCTCGGAGATCCCGGCCCCCTCCAGGTACGCCACCGCGCCCGGATAGAGGTCCCGGATCTTCGTCACCCGGTGCTCATCGGCCGGATCCACCTCGCAATACCGCAGCAGCCTGTCCAGCCGCTCATCCGTCAGGGCCATATTAAACCACTAGGCTCCAGCCGTTGGCCGCAGGCAGATAGAGCCCGGAGGCGACCGCCGCCACGCCGCAGACCACCCCGTCCGCCGCGTCATGACGGAACTTAACAGCTACATACCGCCCATTGAGGGCGCTCACCTTGTACGTCACCACCGCAAGCTGGGGGGCGGTGCCCACGCCGTCGGTGAAGGTAGCCTTGCCGATCTCCTCCGCTCCAGCCCCGCCGCTGTCGCCGGAGGCCAGCAGGGAGACCGTCAGTCCCTTACCCTTGCCCAGGGCAGCGGCAGACACCAGGAACACAATCTCCTCCACCCCGGACACATCCACATAGGCGGTCGTCTTGTCGGTGGAGGCCGCCACGCTCTGGGGGGCCAGGACGTTCTGAAACGCCAGTGCTTCCGAAATACGCTTCATACTCTGCTCCTTCCTTACTTGCGGTCCGCCAGCGCCACGAATGGGCTGCGGGCCTTGCTGCTGTTCTTGATGGTCAGCGGCTTGCTCACCTTGGGCATGCCGTTACAGCGGTACACCATGCGGAAGCAGTTCTGATCGGTGAGGAACTCCACGTGAATGGACCAGTCCTGCTTGGCGGCGCCCTTGGCCAGCAGAATGTACATGAAGGGGTCCACCAGCATGATGTCGCCCTTGGTGCCCAGGGCGGAACAGCTATCCTCAAACAGCACCGGCTTGTTGAGCACCCGCTGGGTGTCGAAGTTGCCCAGGCCGCCCTCGGGGTTCCACAGGAACTTGGCCGCCTCGCCGCTCTGGATGGACAGGTAGGGGAGCTGCTCCTCCAGGTCGGGGTGCATCAGCCACACCAGGCGGTTGCGGTTGCGGGGCATGGCCCGGGCCTGTATCTTGATGGCGTTGGCGCCCACGAAGGTTCCCGCCTCCTGGCCGGTCTCCTTAGCCACCTCAATCAGCGCTTTGGAGTGGAGCAGGCCCAGGGGCTTACCCACGCCGTCTCCAGCGATCACGGCCTCAGTCAGCAGGCGGTCGGCGGCCAGGGTGAAGCCGGTGGAGGCAAAGCCGGACATGAACGCGGCATCCTGAAGCATCTCGTCGGTGCAATAAAGGAAGCCCATCATCTTCTCCAGGTCCAGTTTCATCTCCTTGAACTGGGGCTTGCTGGCGGCCACAGCGGCGCCCTCGGCGGCCCAGTACATCTGCACACCGCCGAATACGGACTTGCTCACGTCGGTCTCGTCGGCGCTGATCCAGCGCATGGAGTTGGCCGCGCTGGAGCAGGTGTAGCGGTCCAGCCGGTTCAGCAGAGGACTCATCTGCACGGCGCTCTCCATGATCGCGGAGGCGAAGTCGGTCTGGATAGCGAATCCGCCGTCGGCGCCGACGCCCTCGTTGGCGCCCAGCACCGCGTTGTTGACCTGCTGGAGACGCTTGTCCTCGACGTGGTTCTTGCGGAAGTTGTAGATGGCCGCCAGCTGCTCGCCGATGGAGGCAAAGGGCTTGTCCGCCCCACCATTGCCCGCCTTGTGGGCCTTGGGATCCGTGTGCAGCTCACCGTCATAGACGGGCTCGGCCGCCTCACGGCTGGCCTTGGCCAGTTTCTCCAGGGTGGAGATCTGACCGTTGATGGCCTCCATCTGGTCGGTGATCTTATTGGCATCCTCAATCTTGCCGTCCTTCACCAAGCCCTCGGCCTGGGCGAGCAGCTGGCCTTTCCGGGCCCGCAGCTCATTGATCTTTTCCATGTAGTCCATAGCGATCTCCTTTCATTGATCAAAAATGTGCAAGCGCTCTGAGTCGGGCCAGGGCGCGGATTGCCGTTTCTTCGGCTGTCCTGGCGGTCCGCTGGGCGGCCAGATGATCCTGGTACTGCTGCCGCATGGCAGCCGTCAGGCGAATCCGGCCGCCCGCCGCCGCAACAAAGGCCGCCGGGTCCTCTTCCCCGCCGGGCAGGCCCACCACCTCGTCGATGAGTCCGTACTCCTTGGCCTGGGTGGGACTGATCCAGATGTCCTTGTCCATGAGGGAGACCAGTTCCTCCCGGGTCTTGCCGCCGCCCCGGGCGGTGTAGACCTCCAGGATGCAGTCCCGGGCGTTGCGCAGGGCCTCGGCTGACCGACGCATAGCCCGGTAATCCCCCTCCGCGCCGCCGGCGGGGTTGTGGTAGCACAAGAGGGCCCCCGGCTCGCTCTGGATCACCTGGCAGCCGGTGGCCGCCAGGGTGGCCGCGCTGGCCCCAAGGCCCTGGAACAGCGCGGTGGTCTTGCCGGTATACCGCCGCAGCATGGAGCGGATCTCCAGTCCCACGCTCATGTCGCCCCCGGGCGAGTTGATCAGCAGCGTCACCTCTTCGCCGTCCGCCGCGTCCAGCGCGGCCTGGATGTCCATGGGGGCCGTGATGTCCCTCCATCCCCACCAGCGCAGGATGTCGGCCGAGTCGTTGTCCCACAGCTCGCCTCTCAGGTTTACATCCATCTATTTCTCTCCTTTCAGCACGGCCCCCAGAGAGGCCAGATTCTTGGAAACCAGGAACTCCTGGCCCAGGCCGCCGGGGATGGGTGACTTTTCCTCCAGGGCACGGCATTCGTCCGGGTTGTAAATCGTGTTGCGGACCATCCGCTCATAGAATTGGCTGCGGGTCAGGTCGTCACCCCGTAGGAGTACCGCCACATTGCCCCGCATGTACCAGCCCTCCCCGTCCCGCTTGTCCGGGGGAATGGCCTTATAGCCGTCCTCCTGCTCCCACTGCACCACATAGGGCAGCAGGGTGTCGGTGACGTAGTTCTGCCGCTGCTGGGCGTTGGAGTCATAGCTCTCCTTGCCGGTCTGCAGCATGTGCTTTGGGATACCGGTAAACCGGGCGATCTCCTCCACCGTGAATGCGCGGCTCTCAATATACTGGGCGTCGCTCTGGGAGAGGCCCAGGGGGGTGAACTTCATGCCGTGGTCCAGTACCGCCACCGCGAAGGCGTCGTCGGAGGCGTAGCCGCGAAACTCGTCCTTCAGCTTCTGCCGGGTGGCCGGCTTGGCGTCGGTGTCCACCTCCAGCACACCGGAAAGGCGGGCCCCGTTCTGGTAGAATTTCCGCTCGTACCGCTGTGCCATGGCGTCCATAGCGATGGTCTCCCTAGCCAGGTCCAACAGTCCCCTCCCCCGGGTGCCGTCATAGGTCTCGAAAAACAGGAAGGAGAGCTCATATGGGGCAAAGGTGCGCTGCCAGCCATCCACGTTGTAGTCGTACCAGTAATGCCCGCTCTCCCGGTCCTTGCGGATGGAGCAGCACTCCGTGGGCAGAGGGATGCGGGCCACCAGGCGCCCGTCCCCATCCCGGCGGTTCCAGCAGGTGCCGAAGCCATACCAGAAAGCGTTGGACATGATGAGCTTCTGGCACAGGAAGGGGGACATGCGCTCGTTGGGCCGCACCTTCAGCAGCCGGTCCAGCGCCGGGTCATGCACCGCCTTCCGGGCGTCCCCGTCCTTGGTGTAGGTGGCGAATGGAATCAGCCCGAAGGAGTTGCTGAGGATGCGGTGGGCAGCCGCCACCGGGGAGAGCCGCTCCGCGGTCCCCTGGCCCGTTTCCACGTCTTCCCCGGACAGGAACAGGTCCTTTAAGAACTGCCCTAGCTCCTCCGTGGAGAGCGTCCGCGTCTCAATCGACGCCCTTGGGCCGTTGATTGCCCGGTCAAAGATCATCGTTTTCCCCCTCTCCGCGCCCTGGCGATGACCACTGCGTAGGCTACCAGGCACCCGCCGGCCACCAGCAGTGCAGCCGGGCGGCCGCCCAGCTCCCAGGCCGCCCGCACAAAGCAGGCTCCGCCGGCCAGGAGCAGCAGATCGTCCAGGTAGAGCGCCAGCCTCCGCCCGGCCGCCTTCAGATGTTTCATCTCAAATCCCCCAATCCTCGGAGAGTACATGGTCGTTGATGTTGCTGCCCGGCGTACGCATCACCAGCAGCCGGGCCAGGGCGTTCATAACGGCGGCCACAGGATCGATGCGCTCTGTATCGTCTTTGTGCCGCTTGGAGAGCTTTATATCTCCATAGTTGTTCTGGATTTCGATGGCGTTGCCCAGGCACCAGTAGGCCAGCGGATTCTCCTCGATAATCAAACGCCCCTGGAGCAGCAGCTCCCGGAAGGTCTTCACCGCCAGGTTCTGTCCGGCGCAGGTCTGCGCCACCTCCACGCAGAAATCCTCCCGGTTGCGGTCCTCGTTCATGCGGATGGCGAGATCGGTAGCGTTGTGTCCGTCATAATCCACTTCGTCTACCGCCCAGCCGTGTTCCCGCTCGCCGGCACAGATCCAGTTATAGACATAGCTGTTGTCCGTCACATCGCCGGGCGTCAGCGTACAATAGCCTCCCTCGGCCCAAAACCGGTAGGGCACCCGGTCGGTTTTTTCGTGCCGCCCCGCCCCGTTTTCGGGCATAAAGGCATGCATTTTGATGGCGATGCGTCCGTCCCCCAGGTCAAACACAGCCCCTGCACCGGACAGGTCGATGCGCTTGCCCAGGTCAAACCCGCAGTGACAGTGCAGCCCGTCTGTGAGGGCGGCGAACTCCGCCCGAGGCTTCATGGCTGTTTTGACAAGCGCCATGCACCGCTCATCCAGATAGCGGTTGACGCTGCCCGTCTGCCAGACGCACATGCGCCGGGTTAAAAATTTGCGGATCTTGTCCGGATCGTTGGAGGCGTAGGCCGTGTTGTGCTCGTCCCGGATCTGCTTGAGCAGGATCTCACTGTACTGGCTGGGATACCGCAGGCAGGGGCTTGGCTTTGCCCATGCCCCCTCATCGTGAGGGCTGTCACCATCGTCCAGCTCCCGGATCATCACAAAGTAGCTCTCGTCGGTGACCGTTGGGTCCTCCAGGACCCGCTTGGCGTACAGCTCCTCCTCATAGCACGGCTTGTTGCCGGCATCATCGCCCGCCGTGGTGATCACATCCAGCAGGGACTGGGCCCGCTTGCCGAAGGAGTTGGTGCCCAGGTCGTAGATCTCCGAGTGCGGGTGGGCGTGGTACTCGTCCACCACGAAGTAGGTAGGGGCGCCGCTGTCCTTGTTCTTCGTGTCCTTGGACAGGGCCCGCATGAATCCGCCCCGGGTGCGGTGGACGATGGGGTTAGACCGGGGGACCAGCAGCCTCCTGGCGATGCTGGGGCTGTTGAGGGCGATCTTCTTGGCGTCGCCCAGTACCCGCATGGCCTGGCCACGGTCCACAGCGGCACACTCCACCTCCGGTTCCTGCTCAAACCGGGCCAGCTCCGGCCGGTAGGGCGGATAGATGGCATCACCGCACATATGGTACAGTCCCTGTCCGGATTTCTCCGTGCTCTTGTAAGTACCGCGGGAGCGCTTATTGTAGGTATGCGTAAACCTCCGGGCGCCCGTCTCCCGATGGACCCATCCGTAGACGCAGCCGAGGTCAAACACCTGCCATGGTTCCAGCTGGATCGGCTTTCCCGCGTCTACTCCCCGCACTTGGATACACTGCCCAAACCACCGGATAATCCGATCCGCCCGGGTGGTGTCGAACACATAGGGGAAATCATCCGTCCCCTGCCGCGCTAAGTCGTCCAAATGCCGCCGGCAGGCCAGGATCTCGTACTTGCAGCACAGGGGCCGCAGCTTGCCGTATACCACCTGCTTGGCGTAGACAGCGACAGGGTGATGCAGGCCGCTTTGCCATCTAGTCGCCAAAGAGATCACCGTCCGGATCAGCGCTGGCCCCGGCCGCCGCTGCTGCCCGCTTCTGGGCCAGCCGCACCCGCCCGGAGGGGGTGAGCCCCAGCTTTTCCGCGTACTGGAGGATATTGCGCTCCAGGCTCTGCATCTTACCGCTCACCGCGTCCAACTTGGCCGCTGCGTCGGCCACCGCCTCCGGGTCGTCCTTGGCGTCCTTCAGCTGCCTGGCGGCCAGGGAGAGGAGCCTGCACTGGGTCTCATACCGGGCCATCATGACGGAGTATACGCCGAGCGCGTCGCTGTCCAGGTCGTCCAGGATCACCAGGCCGTCCATCCGCTCCAGGACCTTCTTCCAATACCGGCCGGCGGCGGCGTTCTTAGTCATGAGGGCGGGCTTCTCCATCTGGGCCAGACGGCCCCGGTCAGGGATCACGCCCTCCTCCGCCCGCTCCCGGAGCTGCCGCTCCTCCTCGGTCAGGTTCTTGCTCATGTTCTCCAGCGCCTTGGGTGGCGTGGGCATCTCTCTCACCTCCTGCTCCCCGCCCGGCCGGGCCGGTATTCTGATAGGGGAGATTTTCCTACATCTGAGGGGCCGCGGGGTCTTCCGCCCCCTCGCCCGAAACTTTTTGGGGGCGGGGGGAGGGTAGGCAAGCCATAGGCTTGCCCCTGCACGCGCCCGGCCGTGGGCACGCCCACGCGCTCTCACGCGCCGGGGCGCGGACGTAGCCAGCGGCATCCAAACGGGCTCAAATTCTCGCCATTTTCCTTCGTTCTTCCGCCTGTTCCCGGGCGGTCTTCTGGTCGTGATGATGCTTGCACAAGCTCTGGTGGTTGGCCGTGTCGACGAACAACGCCCAGTCCCCACGGTGGGGCTTGACGTGATCCACCACCGTGGCCCGCACCCGCTCCCCGTGCTTGGCGCACTCCCGGCAGAACGGCTCCCGCAGGAGCTGTGCGGGCCGCAGATCGTCGGTCCAGATGTCCAGGCCGTACCATGCGTGGTGCTCCGCCGAGGCCCGCCGGGCCGCCGGCTTGGGTTTGTGTTTGGGACAGTATCCCTCCCGGGTCAGCTCCGGGCACCCCGGGTGCCTACATGGTCGGAGCGACTTCAGCGCCACAGGCTATCACCTCCGGGCAAAACAAACAGCGCCCAAGCCACGACACCCGGTATTCGGGTCATCATAGGCTCAGGCGCTGGTCTCATCGGACGCTGGCTCAGGCGCTTCGATATTCACGATGCTTTCTTGTCCGCACCTGCGGCAGTAGACCGGCAGGGCATAGGCGGTGGTATCCTCCCTCAGCTTCAGAACCTTGCCCTTTCCGCATACAGGACACATCAACCATCCATTCCTTATGACAATCTTACCAGACTCGAGGTGCTGTTGCAATACCTCCAAAGCAGATTTTCCCTCCTCTTTTGAGTTGTTACAGGTGGTTTCCAGACCGAACAAGACGCGCGGGCTATTCCTTTTTCCGTCTGCGCGGTGGCCTGACTCCTCTCTTCCCCTCCTTTCTCTCCGGCAACAGGTACTTTAAATACAGATATTCTCCGAACTCACTCTTCTCCTCCCGGCGATCCAGGGTAATCGCGCCGGGTGGTGCCGTAATGGTAACGCTGTCTGAGACCCGCATGCTCTCCACCCTGGGCTTCGTCAGGCCGACCGAAGGTGTCCAGCTCCGCGCGCCCGGCTCGGCCCTTCCCACCTCCCGCGGCTCCTTGGTGAGATATTTCGCCAGTGCCTCATAGCCCTCCCAGATATCCAGCCGTTCCATGTCCACCTGGCCGTAGGGCCAAAGGGATTGGAGCACGTCCAGATCCCCGCCTGTGCCGTTGAGGACAAGATGGTGGTGCAGCCGCCCACCCTCCGCGCTCAGCTGCTCTGTCACGTAAATGTACTTAGTAATAAGTCCACGCACCTTACGGTGCTTGCGCAGCAGGGCCAGGAATTTGCGTACCCGCTTGATTGCAGCTTCCCGGTTTACCGGAAGGTAGTCGTCACCATAGGTAAGTACGATGTGTAGGTCATGCCAGTCAAAGTTTGCAGCAAGCACCATCTCCAGTTTCTGCCATGACCGGCGCAGGTTGATTTTTTCCTGGGCTACACTGGACATCTGGCTCTTGGCCGCCCTTTCCCGCGGCGTGTCCTGGATAGAGGCGCTGGTATAGCAGACGCTTGCCACCAGCCGCCCGCCGGTAATTGTCTTAATCCGCTTCATCCGGTTCCTCCGACTCCAGGGCGGTCAATACCTTACCGATCTGCCTCCATATCTCCAGCGGAAGCTTGCTCCCAGCATATGCCTCCCGTACATCGTGCTCCGTCAGGCCGCCGGCTTCTGCCACCCGGCGGAAGCAGCCCAATCCGTGCGCTCCACGGTATTGGACCAAACGCTCATGCACCTGACGTTTCAGGCGGCTTCCTGGCCCGCCTCCCAGCCCACCATTAGGCTGTGTCTGCACAAGGCCGCCGGATGGATGAACCGCAGCCACCTCTACCCCGCCGATCTCTGGAATCTGCGCCAAATTCCATTTCATTCCACATGTTAGCACAAGCACTCCGATTTTCAGGCTCTCCAACACATAGTGGCGCATCGCCTCCAAATCACTTGCCTGTTCGCTTGGGACGGTTACAATCAAAATTTCCACAGGACCACCTCCATGCAAATGCGGAAAGGCGGGGCCAGAGCCCCGCCATCCCTTTTCTGTTTTCGTGCTACTCGTCACATCGGTCATCTATTTTGCGCGCTCCGTGGCTGGCGAGTGCCCCTTGGATGCCGCCCAGGCTCTTGTACACGTCAACCGTGCTGGTGTAATTCTTGATTGCCATTGCTCATACCGCCTCTCTCAGGATGGATTCGCTTCCCACTCATGCCACAACTGTCTCCCTATCTGCACCGATGACCGGCCGGCCCGCCTTATCCCTGGGCGCCCCGGCCCTGACCCAGCTCAGCCAAAGATCCTCGAAGGCCTGCACCTCCGGGGTGCGGGGGCAGTTCCGCAGCCCCCGGTTCTGCCGCACCGTCAGCTCCTTCTCATCCAGTTCAAGCGTATAGTAGGAGCTCCTGGGACTGGATTTTTTCCGGATGAAGAAAATGGCCGTCTGCCCGTCGGCGTGGCGCCTGCCATAGGTGCTGACGCAGTGGCGGAGGGCGTTGCCCTCGTCGGTGAGCTCCTTCTGGCTGGCCGCCGGCCGGATCAGCAGGCCGCCCGAGGCAAAGGCGTACTTGCGCAGCGCCATCCGCCGCACTCGGAATTTACCCGCCACCCCCTTTTGCTCCAGGAGCGCCGTCCCGGCCGCGGCCTCGTCGTGGGCGGCAATCAGGTTATGTGGGAAGCGCACCCGCTCATTGCTCAGATCCCAGCCCAGCCGCCCCGCCATATCCCAATAGTCGATGAGGATCTGCACATCCGGCATCTCGCCATCCGCAGGCGGGTCCTCATCCTCCGGCTCCGGGGCATAGTCGTCCTCCCACTGCCCGCACTGTCGGAGCAGGTACCGGATGCTCCTGGCCACTGGCCCCAGGCCTACCAGCTGCCCGACGTGCTCATCCCCCAGGAAAAAGGCGTTGACGATATCCTGCTCGGTCAGCACTTCGCCCGCCGCCTTGCTGTGCCGGTAGAGATCCCAGAACAGTACATCCCAATCCTGCCCCCGGGCCATGCGCAGCTCCTCCCGGTTGAGCCGGAACATCCTGGCAGGCCGGTTCTGGGTCCAATCCAGCTCGGGTAGCTCCAGTTCCCCCCCTGCGTTCTTTTCCCACCGGTCCTTCCTGGTCCCGGCCCGGATCAGATCGTCCAGTACCCGGGGCAGCCCGTGGAGCAGCGCCCCCTCCGCGTTCGGGTGGGCCTGGTATAACCGCATCCAGACCACTGGGCAGTGCCGGGCCCCGGGCCGGGGCTGCATGTACACGTCCAGTTTGCAGTGGGGCAGGCAGCTCCCCGCCAGCAGATGCTCCGACAGGCCGAAGATGTTCTCCTCCTCCCCCCACCGCTCCGTCCACGTCCTGGGCTGTCTCCAGTCCCGGGTGTACTGGATGAAATACCCTGCATGGCCGCTGTAGGCGTTGGTCCAGCCCATCAGCTGGGCACAGTCCCAGGCTGAAAACACATAGGCCTCCGCCGGTATGGCCTCCAGGTGCTCGCCGCCTCCGGCGAACACACGCCGCTGGATCACCCAGCCCGTCAGGACCAGCAAATGGTCCTCACCCACCACACAGGCGCTCATGGCCATCCCCTCTGCCGGGGCAAACCAGCCCGTCTTCCGCAGCGCGGCCCGCCGGCGGATCTGTACCTGGCATCCGCACTGGGGGCACAGGATGCAATTCCCGTCCTCATAGACCGTCCCGCCCTCCTCCTCGGTATAGCTCTCCGGGAGGACGAAACCGTACCCTTTCTGACCCCGTCCATAGTGGTACAGCTCCTGGTACCCGCAGCAGGAACACTCCACCCGCACCATCTTCCGTTTCCGGGGCCTGGCATACTCGTCCAGAATCACATCCAGCCCCCAGTCCTCCACCCACTCCTGCTCGTAGAGAAAGCCGTGGGTGTCCAGCTCGCCTTGGAGTACCGCAGCCGCCCAGTCCAAAAAGCCCTCCGGCGGGCGGCGGGGCACCAGCTTCCGCACATCTTCCATGGCACTCACCCCAGGAAGTCGGCCAAGTCCAGACCGATCACGCCAGGGGCTTCCGCGCCCATACCCGCCTCTGGCAGACCATAGAACTCCCGAAGGATGCGGTCAGCCTCCGATGGGGTGACGCAGGAGAACTTCCCCGTCCTGTGGCTGTCCGCAAAGGCTTTGATCTGCTTCTCCGCCTCCACAATGGACATGTCCGGATTGTCCAGGTCCTGGGCGATCAGTTCGGCGCACTCCGGCTCCCGGCGGCAGATGTCCATCAGCTGCTCCGCCACCATCCATGGAGCGGAGCGCGCCGGGACCTGGGACTGCTGCGCTCCCAGCTTCTCAATGGCACTCATTCCGCACACCTCCCGATGGCCTCCGCCAGTGCCCGCAGGGCCTTTTCCATCCCCCGGGCGGCGGTCGGGTCCTCCCGGCCCCGGGCCTTGAGGAGCAGGCCGTGGAGCTTGTTGGCCAGCTCCTGCCCCTGGTTGAAGAGCACCTCGAACTGGGCCAGCTCCTTGTCCCCCGCCATGGCGGCCTTTTTCTCCGCCTTATCCCGCTCCTCCAGGGAGCGCTTCAAGATCTCCACTGAGGCCTCGGCCTGCTTCTGCTTGTCCCTGGCCTTGGCAGCCGCCTCTTTTGCCTTGTCCAGCTTGGCCTGCATCTCGGCGACAGCGTCGGCCCGGGCCTTGTCCACGGCGGCTTGATCCACCACCGTCTCCACGGCCACATCCACCGGACGAGCCTTCAGGTCGGCCAGTTCAGCCTCCAGCCGTGCAACGTCCTGCATGGCCTGCTCCCGGTCCTCCCTGGCCCCGGCCAGGCGGACATTGAGGAACCGCATGTCCTGCGCCATCTTGTCCCGGGCCTGCTCCGCCGCCCGCTGATCCGCAGCGGCGTGCTCGGCGGCGGCTCTGGCCTCGTCCCGCTCCTTGATGGCCTGCTCTAGCTGGCGGGCGCTCATGTCGATGACGTTGTTTCCCTCCATAAACTGCTCCCGCTCCTCCGGCGGCAAAGCCAAGAGCATCAAGGCTTTGGAGGCTCCCAAATCGGCAAGCGTCTGCCGATTTGTCCACTCTCTTGCCAACCTCATAAAGTTCCGGGCAGTTCGTTCAGAGAATTCCACTCGCTCATTGAGCCAGGGCAGCCACTCCCCATGTTCCAGCAATTCCTTGGCCTCGATCAGACAGCGTCCGATCTGGAGGATGGACTCCCCGGCCCGCACTTTACAATCCAATATTTCTTGCGTGATGGTGCCGATATCACGCGGCTGTACGTGAGTAAGACTTACATCCATGGCGGCAGCAAGATCAGATTTCGCATTCATATTCCCGCCTCCTTCTGCAAAATTTCTCCCCCGAAGCTCTCGGCCTCTGTATGCATCTGCGCATCCCACACCTCAGCGGCCCGCATCACCTGATCGGCATATGCCCTGTCCCCGGTATCGCTCCCTGCATGGTAGGCGGTCAGCGCCGCGCTCAGGTCTCCGCAGCGCTCGATCAGGCTACCGAGGTACTCCATGCCCGCCTCGATGTTTTCGGCTGGTGTGAGGTCTGCTGGAAAATACCTTGGATGGAGTTGGCACAGGCCGCGGCAGCCAGCCGGGCTTACCGCCTCCGGGTCAAACCGGGACTCCACATAGATCAGCCCCAGCGCCACGTGGTACGGCACCCCATTGGCCTCTGCTGCCGTATGTAAGACATCCTGCAGTTCGTACTCCAGAGGTACGTCCGCCCGGAAGTATCCCTGCTCCTCCAGCGCGGCGGTAATCAGGGCGTCCTCGTCCGGGTCTTCGCCGCGTCCTTCTCCGCCTCGAACGCCTTGATAAAGGCAATTGCATTGTCCACTCTCTGGGCCGGCTTCCCGAAGTACTCCCCGGTCAGTATGCTCCTCAGTACGCCATAGGCCCAGGGGTATCCAAGTGTCCCGTCCTCCGCCGCTTCCTGCGTCATATGCCGGTAATGATGTGGTTGCATCAGCTCCCGCCTCCTGTCTATTTGCCGTCAGCAGCATACCGGCCAAGAGGGCCAGAAATGCCACCCATGTGATGACGGCTACTTTCAGCAGCTTGTCCATATTGTGCTCCTTATCGTACTTTGATCTTAAATGACTCACGGATTACGCCGGCGGCCAGGATGGCTTCAACCGTGAAATACCGGCGCTTGGGGTGTATGTATACCACTCGGCCCGTTACACGGCCAGCCCTCTGCCGTACTTGCTGACTGTATTCCTGGGCGCTCTTGTTGCCCTCGAAGGCAGTCGGTGTCCAGGTATAGGCATCTCCGATTTGCACGTCCTGTCCTCCTTACGATGCGCCTTGCTGTGGCCAGGGATCACCTTCCGGCGGCGGATCTCCAAGTTTAACCTGCATATACTCCGGCTCGGATCGCGGCTTTGGTGCCGGGGCATCATAGACGGATTCGCGGAAGGTCTGAGTGTTGCCGTCAAAGGTGAGATAGATCTGCCCCACCTCGCCCTCTTTGTTTTTGGCGATCTTGAGCACACGGCGGCTGTCAGGCCGATCCGGGTCCTCCTTGTACAGCAGCATGATCACATCTGCATCCTGCTCGATCTGCCCGGATTCCCTTAGTGACGCCATGTTGGGCGCCTTTCGGCCGTCCCGGTCTTTATCCGGCCGGGAGAGCTGGGAGAGCGGGAAAACAGCGATTCCCGTCGTTTGGGACATCTGGTGCAGACGGATGCTTACGTCTGTCACTGCGTCGTAACGGCTGCGCCCCTGCGGTGATGGGATCAGCTGCAGGTAGTCGATAAAGATGGCATCGTACCGGCGGCTCAGGGAAAATGCCTGTATATCCGCTACGGTCATGCCGGCTGCCTCAATCAACTCCAGTTCCGGCTTGATCAGCCGCTTGGATGCGATGGAAAGCGCCTGATAGTCCGATTCGTCCAACTCGCTGCGCTTGATTTTTGCAAGATTCATGCGCATGGTAGTCGCAATGAGCCGGTCATGCAGCTTTTTATAGCCCGTTTCCAGCGAGAAGAATCCGACACGCTTGCCCAACCCGGCCAGGTACCAGCCAAATGTGAGCGCAAGCGCCGTCTTTCCGGCGGAGGAATACCCGCCCAGCACGACCATATCGCCGCCCTCGACGAAGAGCCGGTCATTGAGCTTGTCCAGGGGCCAGGAGTAATACTCATGACGCTCATGATGGCGGGTGAAGAAATCCTGCAGAGCTTCCTCCATGGTGACATATTTGACGCCCGGCCGGTCTACCAGCTCCGAGGATGCCTTTGCGATATATCCCTGTGCGGCCTCAAGGCTCCCTGCCGCCTGCAGACGGCCGCCCAGCTCCTGGAGGCGACACAGCCGGGCCTGCTCCCGCATGATCCTGACATGCTCCCATACGTTGACCGCTGTTGAGGCCACGTCCATGGCCCACATGACATACTGACGCCAACCATCCTCGCCGCCTCCGCTCAGCTGGTTGACTACCGTGACGGGGTCTGTCGGCTGCCCGGCGAGAAACAGTTTTTTGAGCGCTTGGTAGACCATCCTGCACTTGGGTGTTGCGAAATCGCGGTCCTCCACCTTGAGCGTCAGCTCACCCACGAGGCTCTCGTCAATCAGGGCCGCCCCCAGCACTGCAGCCTGGGCCAGCTCGACGTCTCCGCCGTTTACCACGTGGGCACCTCCTCACGCTCCTGTATGCGGCCGGAAACGGCTGGTGGCGCCCCACCCCGCAGAGGGAAGATACCCTTCCAGCTGTTGTTCACCGACTGGCGGATCAGCAGGAGCTTGGTCTCACGGTCCCCTTTGGAGAGCCTGTCCAGCTCAGTCAGCAGCATGCGGATCGCCCGCCCTGAGTTGACCGCTTCCTTGACCTCCCGCACCTCGATGAAGGCGGCCAGTGCATCGGCCAAGGCCCGGTCGCGGCCAACATAGGCATTGAGCAGCGCCCTGGCATCCTCAGTCAGCTCATACTTTTTCGGCCGCGCCCCCTTCTGGGGGGCTATGGGGGGATTACTAGGTCTTTCTTCGAGCAAGTCTTTATTTACTTGTGTCGGATTTTCCGTTGACGGCTCATCCGTCGACGGAAAATCCGGCTGCGGTGCCGCTTCCTCCGCCGTGGCCGGGTTTTCCGCACACGGTGATATGCTCTCCTCGCGGAGGATGTAGATACTCCCCGCAAACTTGCCGTGTTCACCGTGGGACTGGCGCTCCATGGTCAGGTATCCGGTCTCACGCAGCTTCTTAAGGGAGGTGCGGATGGCATCCCGGCCTGCGCCGGTAACCGCCGCCAAGCCCGATACGCTGTATTGCCAACTGCCCGGAAGGGAGAGCATTACGGCAAACAATCCCTTGGTCTTGAGAGAGAGCCGCTTGTCCCGCAGCATCTCATTTTGGAGGACTGTGTAGCCTTGCCTCCGCTCCAGACGGATCACGCTCTCACCCACTCAACCCGCCCCCTTGCAAATTGGATCTGCATCTGCTATGATGGATGTGGTTTTGATGCGCGAACCAGAGCCCTTGTGTCCTGTGCCAGCAGGAGCAGGGGCTCGTCCTATTTTCCAGCAGCAGGCAGCCGGTTGCCCCGGGGCCTGCTTTCTTTGTGTGTACATGGCGGGTACCTCCTACCAAATTCCCTGGTCGATCATGGCCTGGGTAGCGATCTGGATGATCCGGCGCCGCGCCTCGGCCAATTCATCAGGGGTGACGTCCTTATGGATTGTGTAGCTCCAGCCCGGCCCCTGGCTCTTTCCGGTCTTCACATCCACAAAGTCCACGCAGGTGGCCTCATCCGCAAGGATCGGCTCCCCATCCATCCCCTGGTATTCGCACAGGCCCACATACCGGGTCGTTGTCATGGTATATTCCCGGCCACCGACCATGACATTTTTATGCTCGACTGTCACATCTACCGCCAAGGCGCTCACCTCCCTTGCATCGTATTCAGCCGGCGGCGTGTCCTATGCGTGGCGGCCGGAGGCGTATCGGACCGCCATGGCGGCCTCGATGATCTCCTGCAGGTCGTGCTCAACGATCTGCAGGAACAGGGGCTGCTCGTCCTCGTCGATGCAGCCATCCGCCGCGATCGCCATCAGCTGCCGGTCCCGGTGGTTATCCGCAAAGGCGTAGACCCGGTTGAGCAGCTGGAGCACCGCCTCCGACAGCGGCAGTGCCTGCACCTCCGGCAGGATGCTCCTCGCCATCTCCGCGCTGGCCCGCAGGTGCTGGATGCCCAGCAGCTGGCTGTCGTAGGCGATGACCATGAGGTCTACCACCTCAACCGGCGGGACGCGGTCGCCGCTCTCATAGGCCCGCAAACTGGTCTCGGAGATCCCCAGCTTCTCGGCGGCGGATTCCTGGGTCAGACCCTTCGCCTGACGGGCGGTTTTGTAGATATTGCGCTCACATTGCGGCATGGTGTTTTCTCCTCTCCTGGGGTAAACTTATCTTAGGCGGGTTCGTCGATGGGCAGCAGCTCCACCGTCCCGTCGGATGACAGCGTTGCAAAAAAAGGTCGCCGTCACGGTCGGTGATGCGCATGGAGTTGCGCTCCATCGGCTCCACACGTGCCAGCTTCGTGCCCGGAAGCAGCAGCGACACGCTGCGCAGGAGTTCGACTTGTTCTGGCGTCATGATATTTCCTCCTCTCAAATCAGGATTGCTTCCACCCAGGACGGGAGCTGGAAGCACAAAAACAGCAGCAGGCCGAATATCAGACCGCCACGCAGATAACGCCCCCGGCACAGTTTGCGCTCTTCTCTGGTTTTCACTGGACGGACCTCCTTTCAGCTTGCTTCGGAATGGCCGGGCGGTTCCCGGTCATACAGCTCGTCGATGGTGCAGCCAAGTACTGCGGCCAGCCGTGGAAGCTTATCGGCGCTTGGCATTGCCGTACCCTTTGCCCACTTGGTGACGCAGGCGGGTGAAACGCCCATGGCAGCGGCCAGTTCGATGCGCCGGATGCCTCTCTGCTCTATCAATTCACAGATTCTCACTACCTCACCCCCCTCCAAATTTGGTGTTGTTCAAGATTGATTGATGTGGTATGATAGTTTTAACCGGAAGTGCAATGTAAGCGGATGTGATTGACGTGCCTACTGACCTTTTGACTCTGGCAAAGGAACTCGCTCCCTATGTGGTGGCCGGTATTTCTGTTTTCGGTGTCGTGTTCACCGCCTGCCACGAACGGGCTTCTCAGTTAAAAGCGGCCTATTTCCAGAAGATGTCCGATGCTTACGAGCAGTATTTTGACGCTTTGGTGCGTTATGTTTACAACGATCCTCCAACTGGCAGCACTTCTTTGGTCGTTGCCACCCATACCGCTGCTCTTTACGCATCCGCAGAAATATCGCATCACATAGAGTTTTTGACAAAGATGGCTCTTTCCTATCGGCAGACCGGCACCCCAGACATACATGAATTGACGGGGTATCTTGCCGACTTTTCTGCCCGTCTCCACCGAGATGTCGCTTATTCTGCTTCTCAGCGGGGTCGGCATCGGAGTGTCTAGCCGCAAATCCCAGATTAAGGACTCGAATCGGCACATCAGGCTCATGGTGAAAAAACAACCCGCCACCCCCTTTCTGATTTCCTGGGCCTTTCTCGCCGGTGTTATTACCCTGTGGTTTAATCATAATTCCGTGATTACGGATTGTCAAGCCATTTTATGCGTAATCACAGTTTTTATCCGTAATTACGAATTCCTTTTATAGAGGTGGTCTTGCAGTGGATAACGCAATTTTTGTGCAAAACATAAAAGTGCGTTGCAAAATACTTGGGAAACCCCCCACAGCCGCCTGCAAAGATGCTGGGGTAGGAGCAAGCTTTATTTCTGACCTAAACCGTGGGCAAACTCCGTCCGTAGCCAAGGTGCAAATGCTCGCGGATTACTTGGGCTGCACTACCAGCGAATTGTTGGGGGAGTCTCCTGCCCCCGCTGGGGATAGCGCCCCTGCATCGGATCAACAGCTTAAGGCGGCGTTTTGGGGCGGAGACAAGGATCTGTCCCAGGAGGATCTGGATGCAATGTGGGCCGACGTTAAAAATTTTGCGGCGTTTGTTGCCGAGAAAAAAAAGCGGGAGAAACAACAGGATGGCTGATCTCATTGATCTGTACGAGTATGCCGCCGAAAAGGGCATTGGCGTGTACTGGTATACCATGGAGATGGCAGAGTCCCTCTCTTACATGGATGACGATGGGGATTGTTATATAGCAATGGACCCCTGGTTTATGGGCACACTTCCAGAGGAAACCGTGAAGCTTGGCCATGAGCTGGGACATTGTGAGACCGGGAGCTTCTACAATCGCTGGGCGGCGTGTGACGTCCGGCAGAAGCACGAAAACCATGCCAACCGGTGGGCATACAAAAAGCTCGTCCCGGAGGACGAGCTGATGAGGGCCGTGGCCCAGGGCTGCCGTGAGCCGTGGGAGCTGGCCGACCATTTTGGTGTTACCGAGCCTTTCCTGCGGGATGCCGTGGCATACTACCGCATGCAGGCCGGGGCATAAAACAGACAGAGAGGAGTTAATCTTATGGCCTTTTTCATTCTCTTGGCAATTTTATTCTTAATTTTGTGGTTGGTGGAACGTAATAAGACAAAAGCTTATGGGAATTTGAAGGCAGAAAAAGAGGCCGCTGATTCATATGTCGCAAGTAAGCAGTCTGAAGGCAATGAACTTTTTGAGTCGAAGCGGCGCGAAGCCCTTGACTATTATCAAAAGAAAACCAAAAGTGCCGATGAGCGCGTGAAAGCAGCGGGGTTGGAAGTAGAACGGCTCGACAAAGAAAAGGCTGATTTGCAACAGGAACTATTAATCCTAAACCAAGATGTCCTTTGTGCCATGGTTTCTGTTGACGATTATGCCAATCTGAAATCTGATGAGATAAAAAATAAGTTGACACTACTTAAGTCTCAAGAAGATGAACTTATTAAGTCTGAAAAGGCTCTCGAAGTAACCAACACTAGCTCCTTGAAACGAGTTGTAGACAGCCAGAAGAAACAGATTTTGAGATGCTTTAATGCTGAGGTGACATCTGTTATAGGCACTATAACTGCCAATAATATTGATAGTGTTCGCACAAAGCTGCAGCGCACCTTTGATGCCCTTAACAAGATTTTTGCAGTAGATGGCGTCCAAATCTCCCAAGAATACTTTGCCATGAAACTTGAAGAGATGAGTTTGGTCTACGCATATATGCTCAAGGTTGAAGAAGAAAAAGAGCAGAAAAAAGCCATCCGTGAGCAAATGTTAGAAGAAGAGAAGGTACGACGCGAGATCGAACGTGAAAAGCAAAAAATTGAAAAAGAAGAAAGCCAGTTCAGTAACGAAGTCAAAAAACTCATGGGATATATGCAGAAGGCTAAAGATGATGTCGAAAAGCAGCTCTATATTGATAAAATTCAAGAGCTTGAGGAAAAGTTAAAAGCGTTGGCAGCCGATAAGGAAAACGTCTTGGAACGTGAACAGAATACACGTGCCGGATTCGTATATATTATCTCGAATATTGGCTCATTTGGAGAAAGTGTTTATAAAATCGGTATGACCCGACGACTGGAGCCAATGGATCGTATTAACGAATTAAGCAGCGCCTCTGTCCCCTTCCCCTTTGATGTTCATGCGCTGATTTTCTCAGAAGACGCTCCTTCGCTTGAAACATTATTACACCATCATTTCCAGGATCAGCAGGTCAACAAAGTCAATCCGCGCAAGGAATTCTTCCGTGTAGATCTCGAAAGTATTAAGCAACTGATTATCGAAAACCATAACTCTACAGTCCAGTTTGTCGATATTCCTGATGCAACTGAATATAGAGAGACTTTACGCATTGAATCTACACAGCAGAATGAGTCTTCAGCTTCGTCTTAAGTAAGCTTGGAGGATATTTATATGTCCAATGATGAAAGAATTTTGGAGATCCTAGTGCAATTGCAGAGCGACATGAAGGAGGTAATGGCGGATGTCTCTGGCCTGAAGGGTGACGTCTCCGCTCTGAAGGCCGATGTATCCGGCATTAAGACCCGTCTGGATGTGGATATCACCAAACAGCTCAATCTGCTGGCCGAGGGGCACCAAAGCCTCGTGGAACGTCTGGACGTACTGGACGAGGTAAAGGAACTGTCTGAGGACACCAAGGCGACTGTAGATGTAATGTACTCCGTGGTCTCGAAGCATAGCATCGACATCAACAAGCTCAAGGCCAAGGTGGGCTGACCACCCCAAATCCGACAGCGCTGTCGGATTTGCCACAGCCGAAAAGGGAATGCCGCCTCTGCGGAGGCGGCTCCTTAATACCCGGCAGATAGAACACTTGTATTATTTTATCGTTTTCAGGGCAGGTGATCTTATGGATGCGGCGCAATACCTCCGCAAATCCCGCATGGAGGAGGGCATGGACACGGAAGAGGTGCTGGCGAAGCATCGTAAGGCCCTCGCAGAATATGCTGCTGCCAACGGCATCCACATCATTGAGACCTACTATGAGGTCGTCAGCGGCGAAAGCCTCTATGCCCGGCCGGAGATGCTCCGTCTGCTGGAAGACGTGGAGGACGGCAAATATGACGCCGTCCTGTGTATGGACCTGGATCGTCTCTCCCGTGGCCGCATGAAAGACCAGGGCATCATTCTGGACGCATTTAAGGACTCCGGGACGCTGATTGTCACGCCGGAAAAAACCTATGATCTCTCCGATGAGATCGACGACGAGCTGGCCGAATTTAAGACCTTCATGTCCCGCCGGGAGTACAAGATCATCAATAAGCGGCTCCAGCGCGGCAAGGCCCAGACCATCCGGGACGGCTGCTACGTGGCAAATGCCCCCTATGGGTATCGCAAGGTAACGATAGACCGCAAGCCGACCTTGGAGATCGTGGAGAGCGAGGCCGCTTACGTGCGTATGATGTTTGAGATGTACGCCGATGGATATGGCTGCGTTGCCATTGCCCGCCACATCAACACGCTGGGCGCAAAGCCCCGCCGCTGCGATGCCTTTAACCGGTCTACGGTGGCCCTCATCCTCAAAAATCCCGTCTACATCGGCAAGGTAGTCTGGGATCGGACAAAACATGTCCGCAAAGGCGCCCGCGGAAACCCCAAACACATCACCATCCAGCAGACCCGCGATCATTGGGTCATTGTGGACGGGCTGCACCCCGCAATTATCGATAAGGAGCTGTTTGGGCAGGTGCAGGACATTATGGCAGGGCGCTATATACCGCCTGCCAATGACGGCACGATCAAAAGCCCTCTGGCGGGCCTGGTCAAGTGTGCCGTCTGCGGGCGCAACATGCAGAGGATGGGCACGAATACGGATACCCTCTATCTGCTTTGCAACACGCCGGGCTGCTGCGCGGGCGCAAAGCTCGCATTTGTGGAGCTGCGCATCCTACAGCACCTGCAGCGTACCTTGGCGGAGCTGAGCATAGAGACGCCGGCTGTCCGCATCAAGGACACCTCCGCTCAGGAGGCGTCCCTCGCCGTCATACGCAAGGAGCAAAAGGCTGCGGATGCCCAAAAGTCACGGTTATATGACCTGCTCGAGATGGGCGAGTATGATATCCCGACATTCCGGGAGCGCATGGCCAAGGTCAAAGACAAAATCGCGGCACTGGAGCAAAAGGAGGCGGAGCTGCTGCTCGTCATCGATCAGGCGCACACAGCGGACCCCGCCGAGCTGGCACGTCGGATCAAGGCCGTGCTGGATGCCTATGACACATCGGATGCGGCACATCGCAATGCCCTGCTCAAGGGCGTCATTCAGACGGTCTGGTATCGCAAAAAAAAGAAGACCGCTCCATCAGACTTCCAGCTGACCATCGACCTGAAATACAACTAG